GTTTGCCTTCGAATCTTGTCGAAGAACATCTCGCAGGTATGAGACCTACTGTGAGATTAGTTGTTTTATCTGGTCGACTGAGTGTTCGCATTTCACATTTCCATATCCATAAGTTGCATGTATAAAATCTATACCTGCTCTTTCAGCTGCCCAATAGTCTACTTGCATGTCACCAACATACACTGCATCTTGTGGGTCAACATTTAACATTGCAAGACAAAACATTATCTGGTCAGGTGCAGGTTTACCTCTAAGACCAGTCTTTGGACTTACAACATAATCAAACTCAACATCTATTTTATCTAATATGAGTCTAGTTCTTTCAGCAGTCTTAGATGTGACCACTGCAATTTTGTGTTTCTTCTTTAGTTCTTTGAGTGTATCTTCGACATCATCGTAAAATTCAAGACAATACTCCATGAGTTCTATTGATGCTTTGTCATATGTGTGTTTGATTGCATCGTGATTGTCTTTTATGCCGATTGTTTTTAAAATATCTTTAAATGGCATGCCAATACACTTAAAATATTCATCGAATGTCTGAGTTAGTTTGTGTTCTAACTCACATATCTGCCATGCTTGTTTCATCATGTGTTCTGAGTCGATTAGAACTCCGTCTAAATCGAAAATATATGCTTTCTTCACTTTTTAGGTACTAAATGTTCCTCTGTTAGAATTCTAAAACCAAGTTTTCTATCTTTACAAAACTCTTCAGCGGCTTTAAACTTCGCTTGGTTAACTATATAGGTGTTCACTTCGCCAAGATATCTCTTAGTCTTTCGTTTAGGTTCTTTCGGTGGCGAAAGATGTCTCTTTGGTTTGACTTCGATAATTTCACGAATGATTTTTCCACTACTATTCTTATATTTTATAAAAAAATCGGGGAAATATCTATGGACTTTTTTGTCTAAAGGCGATTTATAGGGTATTATTATCTCTTCACTGCCCCATTCGAGAATATTTGGGTTGTTATCGCAATAAACCATAAATCTTCTCTCCCAAAGTGACCTGTAAAACACATTTGTAGGGTCTCCTTTGTATTTTTTGTAATTCTTCGGTTTGAACCGTCCACTATATGACATAAATAACTGTATCAATCTTAATAATAGGACTATTTATGGGTATCGAAAGACTTCTAAAAAAATTTGACAAAGTGAAGAAGGCTGTCAACAGTATCAAAGGCATTCAAAGTAAAATTCAATCAATCAATTACACAACTGCTTTAGATTCTTTAGGTCAATCTCAAAAACTTGCTGAAGATTTACTATCAACTCGTAGAGAAAATTTACAAAAAGATATAGGCGCTTCAAAAATAGGTCAAGGTTACTCTAAAAAATCTCCTACAATTGATGATGCAGAAGGAGCTCTAATTTATCCTAAATATGACGAACTCGCAAACTACATATTCTTTGTATCTAGACCAAGAAGATATCGTGCAGGTGCAAAAGACCATCCAATATACAAAAGAAGACGATGTGCCTTGTATATTCCTGATACATTAATATCACAAGCAAATGTTAGTTATAACGCACAATCTATTGGTGGTGTTGCAAGAACATTAGAACAGATTAGGCAAAACATTATGAATAATGATGGTTTTGGTAAAACAGTAGAACAAGTCAATAAATTAGGAACTAAATTTATACAAAGTGCATTGAATCAAATGACTGGTGGTTTAAATAATGTAAGAAAGGGTAGGGCTGTCAATCCTTTGATGGAACAAACATTAGATAGTATTCCTTTCAGGTCATGGGACTTTACATTTGACTTCTGGCCTAAATCACAAGACGAAGCAAAAACAGTAAATGAGATAATATACTTCTTTAGGTCTTCAATGTTACCAGACACATATTCAGATAAGATTAAACTTGATGCAGAAGGAATGACAGAGGTCATGACAGAAGACATGGAAACAAATGCAAACTATCTAAATTATCCTAATGTATTTGATATAAGTTTCAAAGGACCTGTGGGCAAAAGAATAGATGGTTTCTTACCTGCTGTTTGCACAAACGCTCAAGTAGACTATTCTGGTGGTCAAAAGTTTTCTACATTTGTAGACGGTCAACCAGTTCATATTCAATTGACACTAAACTTCTTAGAGATATCAGTTCTTACAGTTGGAAATTACGAAGGCATTTCAAATGTTGGGCCTGGTGGTCTCAAATCAGAAAGTAGTATTGCTAACGAAGCGTCTAAAGAACTAAAAGACCAAGACGGAGACGGAACAGGAGATTAAACATGTCATCACAATTTTTTAAGAACTTTCCAGATGTGCAATATCAAATTGATGGCAAAGTTATTTACATCAAAGATTTCTTTCGTAAATCTAGAGTAGAACAAGAATCAGTAAACGCTCTTATTAATTACAATTACTATGAGTTAGAAGACGGAGAAAGACCAGATGTAGCAGCCGATAAATTATATGGTAATAGTGATTTACATTGGACATTCTTTTTAGTAAATGACTATCAAAACTATTATGATTGGTTCAAGGACAATAGAACATTTGAAAACTACATAGATAAAAAATATCCAGGCCAGATTGCCATTGCAAGTTCGACAACAGACATTGTTGCAAGAAAAACTACAGTATCAGATACAACAAATAAATTCTTACTAGGTGAAAAAGTCACGAGTGTATCTGGTGAAGGAAGAGTTATACTAGTAGAACCTGAAATGAAAAGAATTGCAATTGACGGAGAAGGATTTGTTGCAAACGAAACTATAACAGGTAAAGTATCAACTAAATCATTTGTGCCAACTTCTGTTGTAGACCATAGAGATGGTGTTGCATATTACAAAAAAGACAATTTAAGAAAGAACACTGAAACATCTGGTTATACATCAGTATCAAACTATGATGATGAATTTGAGAAAAACGAACAAAAAAGAAAGATAAAAATCATATCTCCTAACATAATAAATAATGTTGTTAAGAGGTTTGAGAAAGTAATGAAATCATGAGTGAAGTTAATAACTATGGCATAGATGAAAGTCATGTTGTAGGTGAGACAGGACCTACTACACCTCTAAAAGCTGGTGCTGTTCTAGTAGACCATATTGCAATCTGTTCTGGTCACTACGGAAAGAAATCTCTTGATATAAAACAACAATGCACCAATGTCACTATTTTTGAAGACATATCAAAATATCACTTATCTGGTCGTCTAACAGTAGTAGACGGATTAGATGTCATAAAAAATATGAAGTTGATTGGTCAAGAAACTCTCACAATTAAAATGAGAGTTCCAAGTAGCGACGGAGATTTTGAAGACATCGAACAAAATGACTTAGCTTGTAGAATGCCAGGAAACTCTATAGACCAACTTTTTAGAATTTACAGTATAACAGATTACAAACCACTTAGAAATGGTCATGCATCTTATGTATTGCATTTTATTGACCCAATGGCATTTGAATTTCATAGAAAGAAAATAAACAAAGTTTTAAGAGGCAGATATTCAGACATGTTAGGGGTGACATTATACGAAGATGCACAAATGAAACAATACATGGGACAAAATATTTCTGGTCTTGAACAAACTGTTCCAGAGAATATGCAACTTGTAGTTCCAAATTGGAACATAAACAGACTCATAAAGTTCTTTTGTGAAAACTCAGAAGTAGAAAACAATAAGAGTTTTAAAAACAGTATGTTCTTTTATCAGACTTTAATGAAGTTTGGTGAATTTGATAATCAGTATAAGTTTCAAAGTTTTCAAACAATGTGTGACCCATTAATGAAACATCAAATGATGTTTCTGCATCACGGAACGCATGAACGAGATACATCAGGTGAAAACCACCATACATTAAGAGAACATTTTATCATAGATTTTGAACGACCACAAAAAGCAAACACTCTTTTAGGAAAAACAAAAGGTGCATATGCAAGTAAAATGACTACTTACGACCCTGTTAGAAAAGTTCATGAAGATGTAATCTATTCTATTACAGATGTATTTAAAAGAGGAGAAAAAGCTTCTGCTCATGTGAATCAAAATCCTATGATAATAGATGATGACTTTATTCCTATTTGTAAAGTAGATGACTTTTTAGAAGGTGAACCAGAAACAAAAGAAGTATTTGCAGAACAAAAATACAATGTAGATTTTGATGATAAGATTATTCATAGAGTCAATATGACTAACGCATACTCAGATGAAGAAAAACTTGTTGATGCAACTGAGAGTGAGAATGTTCAACAACAAATAGGATTAGAATATAGAGATTCAGGTGAACTTGAAAGACAAGCCTTATTAGGTTTGATGGAACAAAACATCACTAGAGTTAAAATTCCTTTAAGATTTGATATGATGGTTGGTCAAACAGTTGATATAAAATTGCCACCACCAGAAATAAATCCACAAGAAGATAACGAAGACGAATTAGAAGGCACAACTTATCTTGTAGGCAAATTAACTTATGAAATAAGTCCACAAGATAATTATGGTGAATTGACAATGCAATGTATAAAAGAAAGTTTCGGAACAAATATCGCATCATACGAACCTCAATTCATAGAAGACCAGCATATGGAAGGTGAATCTAAAATTGAACAACCTATTGAAGACTTCGAAACTGGTTATAATTATGGGATAGGATAATGAAGTATTGTTATGGTGTAGTAGAAGATAGGGCAGACCCATTAAAGATTGGTCGTGTTAGAGTTCGTGTTCGTGGTCATCACACTGCTGATAAACAATTCATAGCGACACCTGATTTACCTTGGTCACATGTTATCATGCCTGTGACAACTCCAGGTCTTACACCATTTGGTTCTAATCATTCATTAGTAGAAGGAACAGATGTATTTGGATTTTTCAGAGATGAAGAAATGCAAGAGTTTGTTGTTATCGGTGTTCAACAAGGTATAACACAAGACGGTTATAAAGAAGATGAATCTGGTGGTCTTGTCGCAAGAACAGTAGATACAGGTTTCAGTGACCCTAGAAGACAGAAGAAATCAGACTACGAAGGAACAGCAGATGGTTTGAATCCTCCTGCTTCACCACAAAGACCAAATGAACTCGCAGTTTCTTTGGCAGAAGCGCCACACTTACCAAAGGGTCATATACTTGATTATACAGGAAGAGGATTAGGTAAGACTTTAGAGTTTGAAGATTCAGAAAAAACTTTGCCTTACTATCCTTTGAAAACAAATGCATCAGATGTAAATCAGTTTAGTGCATTAGATAAACAACCACCCAAAGATAGAAAGTCACACATAGAAGCACCACTACATAGAGATTTAAGTTTAGCAATCAAGAACCATTCATTTGCTTATCAATTTCAAAAGGGTGTAAAGTCATTAGCGAATCCACAATATCCATACAATCATGCAACATACACTGAGTCAGGTCATCTATTCGAATTAGATGATACTAGAAGTTTTGAGAGAGTATCTTTACAACATAGGTCAGGAACATATTTCGAATGGCAACCAAATGGTGATGCACATAATAGAGTTGTAAAAGATAATTATACAGTCATATGTGGAGATGATGAAGTATTCATTGGTGGTAAAGTTAATATCAAAGTTTTAGGTGATGCAAAAATTTCAGTTGAAGGTAAAACAGGTTTATCATCTAAAGGACAATTAACAGTCACAGCACCAAATATTAGTCTTTACGGAAACGAACTTAAACTAAATTCATAATGTCAGTCACAGTAAAACCTATACCTGAAAAATTTAATTGTCCACCAGGAACAATATTTGATTTGCCTACTAAAGAAGATTTAGTAAATGCAATACAAGACATTGCAAAAATACCTGCTGACCTTAGAGTGTTTTTAGTAGAAGTTGGTGAAGATATAAAAGAAGATGTAAAGGAAAAAATAGAAGAAACAATCAAAGACATTGAAGACTTTATGGAAGAACTTGGTGATTTACTATCACCATATTGGGAAAAGGGAACTATTCGTAATTGGGGAAAAGAAGCGAATGAAGCCATTACAGAATTACTTCAAGACTTTTTCAATTACATACCAACGAAGATTGCAGAACTTATATCAAAGATAACACCAATAAGTTTGACTATAAATCTATTTGGTCTAAGTATTGACTTGACTAGAATCTTTGATAAAGAATATCAAAAAGAACTTAAAGACCAAATTGGGGGCATTACTCCTGAATTCAAAAAGAAACTTGCAGAGTTAAAAGAAGATTTAGAAAATGATAAGATAACACAAGAAGACTATGACAAAGCTATAAAAGAACTTATGGAGAGTAAAAGTAAACTCATAGATAAGTTCTTCAATTTCATACCAGAAAGTCTAAGAGGGTTTGACGGTGAGTTTGGTTTGAAATGTGATGAATGGAAAGCAAAGTATACATGGCAATACATCAAAAAAGAAATCAAAGAATATTTGACAAATGGTTTACATAAGGCATTTACAAAACTCATTGATATCTTTGATGAGATATGGGATGCTTTAGGATTGCCAAATATTATCAAGTTATTTACTAAACCAGACATTGGTGCAATGATAGATAAACTCATAGAATCAGCAAAAGAGAAAAGAAAAAAGATAATGGAAGATTTACAAGACCCATTGTTATCCGAAGAAGACAAAGAAAAACTTAGAAAAGAACTTGATGAACTAGGTGCAGGTATATTAGATGACATCAAGAACTTTAGTATCTTTGGTTTCAGTATAAATGATATCATAGGCGAGATTGAATCTACAGTGACATCTTTAGAAGAATCAGTTGCTGAATTCAAACTTGCACTAGAAGACTTCGTTGCAAATTGGCAACAAAAACTATTATTTGAATGGGTAAATAAAGTCAAAAAATTTCTTGATAAGATTGGTTTAGGTAAAATCTTTGATTTTCTAACCTTAACATTTTGTGATGTTCTAAAACTTTTAGGATTTCCTTTCAAGATAGATGTAAAAACTCCAGAAATTGAAGGAGTGACAACAACAGCGGCTGCCTAGTTGTTATAAATAGATATTATGGCAACAAGAGATTACACCAAACCCGATTCAAAGACAAACACATTCAAAGATGAGTATTCTGATTTGGATTTATTCTTTACTGCACACCCAATTTCAGGAGATGTTGCAACTAAAAAAGATTCAGATGCAGTTAAGAGGTCAGTAAGAAACATATTATTGACAAATAACTATGAGAGACCTTTTAAACCTAACTTCGGTGCAAATTTAAGAGCTAGATTGTTTGAACTAAATGATTTTGGTATGGGACAAATTGTAATTTCAGATATCAAAGAAGCTTTAGCGGCATTAGAACCAAGAATAACAAATGTAAATGTTAAAATGGAGAATACAGACGATAATAATCTAAATCTTGTGATATTCTATACTATAAAAAATGGTAATCTCGCCACATCACAGAGCGTAAAAATTAATAGGGTACGATAATGGCAGTAAAAAGTTCAAACATAAACGCAACAGATTTAGATTTCGATACTATTTCTGAAAATATAAAAACATATCTCAAAGGTCAAGACAAATTTAAAGACTACAACTTTGAGGGTTCAAATCTAAATGTTCTAATAGACATGATGGCGTATGCATCTCACATCTCAGGTGTGAATACAAACATCGCCGCTTCAGAGTTGTTCTTAGACTCAGCACAAATGAGAAAAAATGTAGTTTCTCGTGCAAAAGATTTAGGGTTTGTTCCTGCATCAGAGAAAGCTTCAAGTGCTCAACTAGAAGTTAAGATGACAAATATCAGAATGGCAGATGGCACAATACCTACTGCAAACGATATGACAATGCCAAGAGGTCACAACTTTAGAACTGTATATGATGGTGTCACATATAACTTTGTAAATACAACATCAGTTGTTCCTACAAGAGATGGTTTAAACTTTTCATATCCTACAGTAGACATTGTTCAAGGACAATACATAACAGACACATTTGTATTTGATAGTCAAATCAAAAATTCAAAATTTGTATTATCAAATTCAAGAGTTGATAGGTCAAAATTAGAAGTATCAGTAAACTCTAACGGTGTATCATCTAAGTATTCACTCTCAACAGAAGTATCAACAATTACAAGTTCATCTCGTGTATTCTATGCACAAGAAAATGAAGAAGGATTCTTAGAGATATACTTTGGTGATGATGTTTTAGGTAAAGGACTTGTAGATGGTGATTTAATTAGTGCAACATACATAACAGTTGATGATGTTCATGCTGATGGTGCAAAGTTATTTTCAATGATTGATGCAATCAATGGATTCTCAACACCAACAATAACAACTTTAGCAAACTCATCAGGTGGTTCAGAAAAAGAAGATATAGAATCAATCAAATTTAAGGCAACAAAGTTCTACACATCACAAAACAGATTAGTCACATTGAATGACTACAAAGCAAAAGTAAGTGAATACTATCCTAACGCCGATGCAGTTGCAGTATGGGGTGGTGAAGACAACGACCCACCTGAGTATGGTAAAGTATTCATATCACTTAAACCACAAAACTCAGATTATCTATCAGTCGCTGAAAAGTCAGAAGTTCAAACTAAGTTAAATCAACTTAATATGTTGACAGTTAGACCAGTGATTGTAGATGCAGAAATAGTTAAGATTTTACTTACAACAGTATTTAAGTATAACTCAAATGATACTACATTGTCAAAAGGAGAATTAGAAACAATCGTGAGAAACGCAATCGTAAATTTTGACAATACAAATTTAAACAACTTCGATAGTATATTCAGACATTCAAATCTTGTAAAAGATATTGATAACGCTAATACTGCTATACTATCCAACATAACAAATGTTAGACTAGAAAAAAGAAAACAAATCGAGATAGCTAAATCAGAAGGATTAGTAATCGAGTTTGGTAATGGTTTCTTCCACCCACATGATGGACACAACAAGGCATCAGGTGGTATTCTAACAACAACAGGTTTCAAGGTTGACGGAGATACAGTCAATACATACTTCTTTGATGACGATGGTTCTGGTGTAATCAGAAGATATTCAATGCAAAGTGGTGTAAGAGTATTCGCCGACCAATCAGCTGGTACCATAGACTATACCAGTGGAAAGATTTCGATTGATGCCATCAAGTTTACCTCAACAGTAAACAGTGACACATCGATAGACTTTACAGTCATACCTAGTTCAGATGATGTTGTTGCAATCAGAGGTTCTTTGATTGACATCAGTGTTAATGATATTAGAGTGACAGGTGAAGTCGACACCATTAGTAGTGGTGAGAGCAGTGCTGGTGTAGGTTATAACTCAACCTCAACCAGTAGTTATTAATAATATGAAATAAGTGGTCACGGTTTATGCCGTGAGTAGTTTCCCATTCAATTGGATTATAGGAGGAAAAGAGAATGGCAGATAAGAAAATAACAGCATTAACAGAGATTGCAGCTGGTGATGTGAACGCAGTAGATTTACTACATATCGTTGACAACCCAAGCGGAACTCCAGTTAATAAAAAAATGAGTCTATCTAGATTGTTTAACAATCTTCCGACTTATTTAGCATTTGATGATGTTGAAACATTAACAGATGCAGGCGCTATCAGTGCAACAAAGGCTGTGACTTTGTTAGACATGACAGGTGAAAGTGGAGATGTGCAATTCACACTCGCTGCTGGAACATCAGTTGGTCAAATCAAAATCATAGTAAGGAAAGATGACGGTGTATCACACAATGGTGATATTACTGTATCTAACTGGACAGACGGTTCAGTTGCCGCTCCACAGATTCTTTTAGAAACTGGTGGTGCAGTAATCTGTATCGCACTCGGCACAGAGGGTTCATTAGTTTGGCACCCAATCAGTGTTGTAGGAACAGGTTCAACAGTAGCAGGTATATAATTAAATGGCATTTGAGAATCATATTGTAGATAGATTATCTACTCGAATATCGAGTCTTCTTCCAGAACACATTCAGGAAGATGCACCGATATTTGAAATGTTTCTCGAAGCCTATTTCGAATACCTAGAATCTGAAATCATTGTCTTATCATCGAAAGGTGAATTAACAGGCATACGATTAGAAGACGGTACCTCTGAAACAGCAGCTGCAGTGCTGGTTGAAACAGGTACCGTTTCTTCGACTCCAGATGCGGCCATATCTAAACTAATACAAGAAAGTGATGTAGAACCATTTCAAGTTGGTGAATACATCTATGGGTCTAAGTCTGGTTCAGTCGCAAAGATAAAAGTTATAAATGGTCTAACACTAATAGTAGACACTATATCTGGAACAGGTTTCTCAGAGACAGAAACAATTACAGGAAGAGATGGTAATCAAACAGGTATAGTCAAATCATTTAAAGAGAATAGTATTGTTGCAAACAATAGACTATTAGATTACTCAGATATAGACCAAACACTAGAGACATTCTTGTCTTACTTTCAGAAAGATTTTATACCATCTCTAGATTTAAAAGAAACACAAAATCCTAGATTGACATTAAAGAACATTGGTTCTTTATACAAACAAAAAGGTACCGCAGAGTCAGTCAAGTTCTTGATGAGACTTCTCTATGGTGAAGATGCAGAGATAAAATATCCGATAGACGAAACAGTTTTCGCATCTGATTCAGGATTCAACGAAGAAAGAAGACTGAGTATAACTATGGATTTAGGTGCTACACCTAAACAGAATGACAAGATAGTTCAATACAATGATACAGACCCAACACTTATAGATGCAGAGGCGATTGTAGAGAACGCATACATTACAGACTTAGAAAACAGAGAATACAGTTTATCAATATCTCTAAGTCATAGGGGTGAGTTTGTAAAGAACAAAATCGCAACTCTAATTGATAGAGATGGTGTCACAGAATATCAAGGAACAATTAAAGGTATTGTATCAGAAATTGATACAACGCAAGGTTCAATCTATTTAAGAAATGAAGATAACTCAGGTGACTTACTAACAGAAGACGGTGATGGTCTTCTTATGGAAACAATATCAGCAGGTTCTATGTATGAACTGCAAGATGTTGTTGACTTCAATGGTGGTAAGTTAGATACAGATACACTTACTGCAAAATCAAATGTCACATCTGTATCAAGAGGACCTGTAGAAAAAATATACATCGAGACAGGTGGTCAAACATATTCACCAGGAGACATTGTAGTATTTGATAACGATACATCTGGTGGTAATGGTGCAGAGGCAATCATTGGTGCAGTTGGTGATGAATTGATATTAGAAGATGCTCTTGCATTTGAACAGTATGAGATTACTGCAACTGCAAACCAAACAGTCTTTGGTGGCATCAGTGGTGGTCAGGCTGTAAGAGATGACCATAATAAACCAATTGCAATTAACAGATTTCATGGAACATTAGAAGTTCACATTGATGGTGTAGTTCAGAGTCAGAACACATATAATATTGCAAACGATGGTATAACATTCACAACAAATCCAAATCTATCTGGTGGTGAGAGAGTAGAAATATTTACAGATAAGAGTAGACTCTTATACGAAGATGGTAATGAAGTTCTACTAAATGGTTATCAAAATACATCAGGTGGGTCAATCATATCAACAGACCAAAGACTTAGAAGAGTTCAGATAACAAATCCTGGTGCAGGTTACGAAAAAGTTCCTTCTGTATTTCCAGGTGGTTTCTTATACTTCGATGATATATCAGGATATCAAGTCAATGAAACAGTCACAGGTGGAACATCAAATGCAACTTCTGTAATTCTAAGATTAGAACCAGAGAACGATAGAATCGTAGTTAAAAGGTCAAGTTCAGATACAGGCATCTATCAGGCAGGAGAAACAATCACAGGTTCAAACTCTTCTACTGCAAAATCATTAGTTCAAGAAAAAGTATCACATGGTACAGGCGCAAAA